ACAACATCATAAGATTGTGATGGAAGTAAATTGGTTGTGGAATACTGCTCATAAATTTTTAGATACCACTCGCCAGGTATCAGATGGATATTCACATTGTTTCCTGGACTACCAATCAAAACCTCAGGTAAAGAATCATCAATTGAAACATAGAAAAGGTCTTTTGATGGTTCATAACCTACAGCAAGAGATGGTTCACGATACGGAATAAACCTTGCAGTCTGTTGTGATAACTTGTGTCTAACTGTCCACAAATAAGTAACAGCACCAGTTAACGACTTGTTCCTTGAACAGGTAACCAACGCTTGATTATTTAATGAACCTTGTTGTAGATATATCATTCTTTATTCATTTTTAACAACAAACACTTCCATCAACAGTTATGTAGACATAAGTAGTCCCCACAAATGTGTGAGTATATACACAACCTGTTGTTGAGTTTGGACAATCGGCTGTATCTCCGTTTATACCACAAGTAAGTAGTGTAACAAAGTCAATTTCATCACCATTAACAAGTCCTGTAATACTATGAACATAAGTACAAGCCATACTACCAGGTTGACCAATTGCAATGTAACTACCACCATTTAGAGTATAACCAAACTCCTGACTTGTGTTCACATATCTGGCGTAAACATAAAGTGTTCCACCAGGTGTTGTTGTACTCGGAGTCGGAGTAACATTAGGTGTTGGGCTTAAGGTAGGGGTTGAAGTCATCGTAGGAGTTTGCGTAGGAGTCAAACCTATTGTTTGCGTAGGAGTGGAAGTGACCGTAGGCGTGGCTGATAATGTCGTTGTTGCGGTTGGAGTTAATCCAATAGTTGCGGTCGGAGATGGCGTAACAGGAAGTAAGTGTGTTATTTGGGACAAGGGTTGTGTAATAACCATAGGTAAAGGCTGAGGTAGGGATATTACTCTCAAATGGGGTTGCATAGTTATCCACATCTGAATAAAGGTCAAAAGGTCCAACTGCTGAACCCACATCTGTTAATGTTATGATTACTGAATATGCCATATTAAATACAAGTTAATCCTCCACAGCTTGCTTGACCAACCCAAGGAACATTCATTTGGAAATTTGAAGATGGACCTGAGGTTAGGCTCAATAGTTTATATTTGTAAGTTGAAGCACTATTACAATAATGGAAACCAATTGTTAAGGCTGCTGGTGTTTCAATTTTAAGAACACCTGTTGTAACAAGAGTACATGATGATTTATCATAAGCTTCAACATTATAGTATAAATACGATGGACTTGTTCTTGTCGGAGTCACTGAAGGTGTTACGGGAATTGTTGAGGTCGGACTAGGTGTTAAAGTAGGAGTTGCCGCTGGTGTTCTCGTAGGAGTCATGCTCGGAGTAACAGGAGGGGTTGAATAGTTATACTTTGTCTTAAGATAATTCAACACTTGGTTAAATTCAGATTGAGTTAATAACTTATTATAACCAAGGAATTCAAACATGGAAATGTTATTTGTGAATGGTGTTCCACTAATACTATATCCAAAGTTAATCCAATCAGCTACCTCACCAATATAAGATGTCGTTCCAGATGTTCCAAGAGTATCATTCACCGAAGCTGTAAATCCTGTTGTAGTCAATCCTGAAGCGGCATATAAAGTATATCCCGTTGTGAATAGAAACTCTCTTCTACCAGGTTTACTTCTTGAAACAGATGTACTTACCCCACCATAGAATTGATAATCCCATATGTTGTTATTTAGGGTATAACCTGAACCATTTTGAATATTGATTGACCATCCACCATCACTTCTTGAATTAACTTGTGAGACAAAGAAGAATGTCTTACCAGTAAATGTTGTAGCTGAACTTGGATGAGACAAGGTCATAAAATCAAGTGCTCCAAAGTTAACAGATTGACCTGTGTAAGATGACCCAAATGTATCGTTTGAAATAATCGTTGGTTGATTAACCCCAACTGATTGAGTCAATGCTCCACCAATTAAACCATAGTTAGTCCAAGATGAACTACTTGCTCCCTCAGTTGATTTAAACCAATACTGAAGATTACCAAGTGATGATGGGTCAAATGTTGGTTGTGTACTAGTTGGGGTTATTGTGTTGGTAGGACTCGGCGTGATATTAGGAGTAGTCGTAGGACTAGCAGTTAAAGTAACAGTTGGAGTCATCGTGGAGGTTGTTGTAACACTCGGAGTTGGCGTGTTCGTGTTTGTTGTGGTCGGAGTAACCTCAGGCGTTGCAGTTAAGGTCGTGGTTGTCGTAGGAGTTATCGTCGGTGTTGAAGTGATGGTATTGGTCGGAGTTACTGATGGAGTGATTTGTGGAGTTTCCGTTGGAGTCACAGAAGGAGTATTACTTGGAGTGGTTGTTACACTCGGGGTTGGGGTCATCGTCAAAGTTGGAGTAACACTCGGAGTAGGTGGCACAAGGGTAAACACAGCACTACCTGAGAATGTACAACCAGGGTTATATGCTGAAATATAATTGTCGTGGAATGGTCTCCACTCACCAAGATATGGTGACCACCAAGTCTTTAAAAATACTCTCCTTTGTTGAGACATAATTAGATATTCGCTGTTGCTCCTGAAACCACGAAGGAACAAGTGTTAATGTTTGATGGAAGAGCAAAAACCTCTTCTTTTTCTTGAGTTGTTAAACAATCAAGAATGAAATCTTTAATCAAAATACCATATCCAATGTTTTGTTTTTCACCTGTTTCCAAATCAAACTCACACATAACATCAGGAGCATTCATATAAGTGGTTGTTCCACCAGATGGATAACCCATACAAGTATTGATTCTTGTGATTAAATTTTGAGCTTCTTGCTCATTAATAAAAATGATATAGTTTACCATGTGTTATATTGATATTTTGTTTTAAGATAATTGATAACATTAGCGTGTTCTGTGGATGTTAATTGACGAGAATAGAATATCCACTCAAATAATTGGTAATCTGCTGTATTTGCCCCGCCTCCACCTGCAAGATTATATCTATCAGTTAAAACCCCTGTTAAGGCTGTTGTCGCACTTACACCCAAGACATCATTTCTACTTGCTATTACCCCCGATGTTGAACCTGAACTTACAATCAATGCAGGTGCTCCGTCAACAACAGGTGTTCTATATTGACCTCTATTCATTCTTGTAGAACCAGTACCTGCGGATTCCCAGTTTTGATAAAACCAATTGTATGTTGTTGCTGATAATAATCCAATTGAAAAATTACTTGCTGATGAAGTAACAGGTTTGTAGACAATATAAGAAGTATGATTTTGTATGTTGAGTGAGGAGGTTGTACCAGTCATAAAATCAGCACTATTCAAGAATTGAACTGATGTACCTGTGAATGAACCTAAAGTGGAGTTAGTTTTTATAACAGGTTGGTTAGCTGCTGCTGTTTGTGTTGCTGAACCCCCTTGTCCACCATAGTTCGTCCAAGATGAAACTGTAGCGCCCGAATCGGCCATAAACCAATATTGTAGGTTCGTTACCCCCGATGGTGAAAATGCTGGTGGAGTTGAGCTCGGTGTCGGACTAGTCGTTACGGTAGGCGAGTTTGTTAAAGTTGGAGTTACTGTTGGAGAAACACTCGGAGTCGGAGTAGCTGTAACCTGAGGAGTTGCCGTCGGAGTCGGAACAGGTGATGCCCATTCATCATATCTCCATTTGTCTTTAAGATAAAGTTCAACCGCTTCTTGTTCAGCAGAAGATAGTTCATAGTTATAAACCATCATTTCCGCTAACTCAATATTGGAATTCAGTGAATATAATTGTTGTGTCGTATTTGTTGTACAACCTATGTTAATCGCATTCCATCTTGGACTTACAGTTGTTCCTGTGAATAATATTGATGATGTTCCTGCTGATTGGTTCAATTCCCAACTACCGAAACCTGGATTAGCAGGTAAAACAACTTTTAACAAATACTTTCCATTGAGGTTTGTAGCTGAAAAAGGTGCTGGTATTGGAACTGTTTGAGCTGAGTTTTGTGGATAAATATTTGTATTACCGATGTTAGTGGCTATTGAAGCAAATTGTAATCTGTCTGCTATATCAGAGCCAGTTTGAACAAGTGTTCCATTCGTATTACCTGAATATAACTGATTTACAAAGGATGGTGTTCCTGCTGGTTGAGACCAAACCACAAAGAGCGTTGAACCAGTATGTGTTAAAGTTGGTCTATCAAAAGCAACCAACCCTTTTCTTAAAGCAGCTGTTGCATTTGGAGTGAATCTAATAATGTTTGGATTACCTGGTAATGATGTTGAAGCAGAATATGTTGGATATCTATCAGATGTTTGACCTGTTAAAGTCCAAGTCTCCGTACCTTTTGAGGTTAATTGAGAAATATAAGTTGTTCCACCCGACAATATCAAGTTCATGGTTGTGCTATCAGAAGCATCAAACCATAGACTTGGTTGAACAAATGGGAATGGAGTTGAAGATGGAGTTACAGAAGGTGTTAAAGTCGGTGAAGCTGTGATACTCGGAGTCGGTGTAACCTGAGCTGTTGCGGTCGGACTAGGTGTAATAACAGGGACAACGGGCTCATTTCCTTTTAGTTCATTAACATCGGGTTTGTAAACTTTAACAAAGTTTGTTGCTGGTCTATATGAACGACCTTTCCATTGTAATCTCATCTATAAAATGTTGGCTTAAAATAAGGGGGGAATTACCCCCCCTTTATTTATATATTAGGATTGAACTGTGAATCCAGTAGCGATAGCCGCAAGAGTTGTTGTTACATCAATCTCACGAGCTGGGTTTGGTTCACCACCAGTCATCGTAACAGAAATACCGTTCAGGTCGTTGTACGCCTGTCCTGTCTGCTGAGAAGCTGTAGTTACCATTGCTCCGTTGCTCCAAGCAACAGCCCAATAACGCTCATTATTATCTTTGATGATAATGTAAAGTTCATTTTGTTTAACCAAATCAAAGAATAAATTTCTAAGCGTTTGGTTAAGTTTCGGTAAGGATATTACCACTGCAGGTTGGAAGGTTACAGATTGAGCAACATCGTTAACCAAAATGTCTTCAGTGAATGAAGAAGATTGTTTAACAAGTTCAAAGTGATACCATGTACCTTGACCACTAAATCCAGTGATTTCATCATTTGCTGATGTAGTATAACCAGAAATAGTGTGAGCACTATCACCCAAAATCCATAATTCTTTGATACCTCCAATAGATGCATTTCTACAATCTAAAGTATATCCTTGGTCAATATAACACGACATAGTTTATATTATTTAAATTTGGTTTATTAGTTTTTCGCAAGGACAAATGAATCTACAGAGAATACTCCAAGACCATATACCATACGAGCGATGATTTTAACGATATCTTCGTAAGGCTGCAGAAGCATCGTCAAATGAGAACAAGTTCACATAAGAAGAGTTTCTCATTGAAGCTACAAGACCTCTGTAATCGCTGTAAGAACAGAACATAACTAAGTCATTTCTGTGTAGTACATTCGCAGGGATTGATTGGTAGTAAGTAGAGAATACTGTTAAACCATTTGATGGAGTAGCTGCTGTGTAAGCTAATTGAGTAGCTCCGTTACCTGAAGTAATTAAAGCTAAAGCTCCGTCAAAACACTGCGAGTTGTACTCAGTAGCACCAGTCGCAGTTGTATTTCTCCATAATTGTTTTTCTATAGAATCCGCTATGCGATTACTGATATCAGTAATTATCAACTCTTCAAATGGAATTGACTCTTGGAAATTTGAGTTAGATAATCTCTGACTCAAGAAGTAATCATAAAGGTCATAAGCACAAAGTGATTGGTTAACCTTCTTATTACAAGTTGCAATTGTTACTTGTGAAATTGTTGTATCACCAGTAGCGTTAAATCCACATGAACCATCTTGGAAGATAACATTGTTTGTTAAGAATCCTACCTGTTCTGTACCTTTAATATTTGGTCTGATTGTAGCGTACTTTGGTAAAGTTTCTCCAAGGATACTCTTAATAAGCATATCAGTTGCGTTTTCGTCAACCCATACACTCAAGTTAGAGAGGTTATATGAAAATTTTTCATTCTTTTTCATAATAAAATTTATTTGTTTGTTTTAGTTTATTTTCTTAAATCTTTGAGGATGCTTACTCTGAAGTCCTCAAACTTTTCTTTGTAATCAACTTTTTTATCCACAGGTTTTCTCTCTGGTGAATTTTTAAAAGTATTAAACTCAGACTTTAATTCGGATAATTCTGTTTTGAATTTTCCATTTATTGTTTCTACGAGTGATAACAGTTGAGCGATACCGTCTTTAAGTTTTTCAACCTGAGCAACTTGCTCAAAGTAAAGGTCCGTAGACATCTTAGCTTTGGTCATATTTTTTGCTTTGATTGAACCACAAATTTTTGCAGCTGTCTCTTCTGAATAACCCTCTTCTGCCATTTTCAACATGCATTCATCCCAAGGGAATTCAGCCATGTCTACTTCAGCCATCTGTTCAACATTTTCTCTTTGAACAATCTTGCCGTCAACAGTTTGGATTCTAATTTTGTTTTCATTACCTGAAGTATCTTTCAATACTACTTGATGTTCTCCATCAGGTGCTGGTGTTTTTTCACCATCAGGTCCAAGAACATATACTTCCTCACCGACATCAAATGTTGGTGATTCAAGTTTCTGTCCTTGAGCATCTTCAGCAATGGTCATTTCCATCTTTGAACTCTCAACCTCTTCTTGGTTTCTCTCAACCTCAGCCTCAGCTGATTTGATTTCTAACTTTACGATAGTTGATTCTTCATCCAATGTTAATACCAAACCTTCACGAGTTGTGTGAACTCCTGCAGGTGCTGGTTGCAATGTAGCTTCTCCCAAAACATAAAGAGTTTGTCCAACTTGAAATTCACCATCAGCATTGTTGGTAACCTCAGTTTTTCCGTCCTCTAAAATTGTTGTGAAAAAAGATTCCTTTTTGAATCTCAAACCTAATAACTTAACAATCTTGTCTAGTGCTAGTGTAGCGTTCATGAGTATTAGTTTATTTGATTTAAAATGTTTATGATTTCTTTAAGTAAATATTCATCAGTTTTTTCTACCGAAAATTTATACTCAAAATTTCCTTCAATTGATAGACCTTTGACTTTTCCTTGCTTAATCATATCCCATACTTCGTCATTGTCTATTCTATATCCAACCATCCATGTCCCGATTGGAACATCTTGTTTTGAATAACCCATTGAATAGGCTTTATCTTGTTCCCCATCCACAATCCAAGATTCAACAAGGTACACACCATTGAACTTTTGATTTGAGTGTTCATAGTTTGTCTTGTCTGTTCTTTTCTCAATAAGGAATCTCTGACTCATTACCTTGATTGTCTCAGGTTTAAATGTTACAAAATACTTTTCTCTCGTCATCTCATCAATCCTTGGAATTAAAATACCAGGTTTCATTGCTGGTGAATATAACATTCTTTGTTCCTCGTTAATTGAAAACTGAGCTGACTTATTAAAACTAGCAGATAATGAGGTTGGGGATACTGACCTGATACCTTGTTTTTGGTATAGTCTTCTAGCTTCTGAATCATTATCAATAGCTTCAACAATCATATACCCTTTATCTTTTAACCACTTAGCTTTGTATTCCTTAAATGCATTTGAAGCATTTGGACCTACAGGGAAATCAGATAGGTAAATATCATCCCATAAAACCCCAAGTTGGTCAAGATGTCTTTTGGTTTCTTCTGTTCTTGACTTTTGTCTACCTGAAACAACAACGATTCTATAAGTCTTAGCTTTATCATTGATGTAGTCAATTGTCTTTTGGATTGGGGAATTACCTCTAACCAAAGTATCATCCATATCAACGATGATAACCTGTGAAGAAGCTCTGGTCATCTTCTGTGATTGTGATATTGCGTATGCTTTTTCCGATGCTTTTTTGGTTTCCTCAGAATAGTAACCATTGTTAGGCATTGACTTAGGTGGCATTCCTGCTTTACCTTGTGCAAAACCTTCATCAACAATATCTTTTCCTTGAACCAAAAATTTTCTCCAAGCGTGAACACAGTTAGGTCCACCCTTATATAACCACTTGGAATATGGCTCTCTATTATGACCAAAATCACGATTGGTATCTCTTAGAAGGTCTATCTCCAATCTTCTAAAATATCTTCCTTCAATACTATCACAGAATTCTCTATCAGGTGAACCAGTCAAAACCCTCTCATACTTGAAATAAGTTGTAGGATTCTTATGGTTTCTATCTTTAATTTCTTGAAGTGTTGCACCCCTCATTGATTCCATAACAGCTTCAAACTTTTGTTTGTCTGTCTTTGATAGGAATTGTAATAACTTGGCTACTTCATATTCTTCTTCAGTATACTCAGCCATCTCATCATCTTCGTTGATTGCTTGGTCGTGAATTGTACAAGGCATATACATCTCAACACCATCTACCATATGAACATGTGAACCATTACAACCAATTGTTTCAGCGTAAGTTGCAGCTTCATCAGGGTTATCAAATACTGGTACCCCGTTAATCATTGTTGTACCAAAATAAGTCCCACCATTATCCCAACAACCATCAGCGTCAGGACAAAACCAATACCTTAGCTTCAGATAGTTGTTGTTCACTTGCTGTCTTATATTCAAGGACATCTGCTTCAATTTCAAACACTTTATCAGCAACAACAGCTGCTGACCTAATCATTCCTATACTATCTTCTGTTGGTTTAACAGACATTATGTCCTTGAAGGTTGCTTGAGCACCAGGACAGATGTAAAAATACTTCGTTTTATAACCAAAAACATCAAGCTCATAGGCTGATAACTCCTCTTTTGGAACACAATTGGGGACTTTTTGACCCTCTGCATTCCTTTTCCAACCTATCATTTCATATCCTTCCCAACAAGGACCATCTTGAAGTATCTGATATGTTCTCTCACCACATCCACACATCTCAGTATCACCTGATGTCTTTGACCAAGGCTTAAGATTTGAGGTATCAATTCCCATCTCTTCTTCAATCTGTTGCAATTTTCCTTCAAGCCAGTTTAGTGTTTTCCACGAACCATCTTCACCCCAACTCATCATTGCAAGATATCCACATCCATCACCAAATTCTTTGGATGAATCCAAATCTCCTTTGTGTCTTGAAATGTAACTAAACATTCTTTTCAAGGTTTCCACGGATAGTGGTTCACCTTTGGCTAACTGATTAAGTCTTGCCTTACCTACGGGGGTCATACAACTACCATAACCATTTTCGTCAACCCATGCCTGAGCTCTCTTTGCGTTGTCTGTTATGTATTGAAATTTACTTAAGTCATCCAATCTCTTGGATATCATTTGTTCGTTTGTTATATCCGAACCTAATACATAAGCTCGGATTGGGGTTTGTTTTTGTTTAGCCAAGGCTTCAATAATTCTTGAATCATCAAAGTTATTCATCACAAGTGGACGACCTCCACCTGATTGATTTATACTTGATAACAACCCTTGGAAATTCATGGTGGATTGTCTGTTAATAATAGCCTCATTACCTTCTGCAATAACCCCATATTGAGCTAGTGGTATTCCACCATTCTCGTGTGAAGGTCCTCTTAATAACATACCACCCTGAGCTTTGAGTAAACCACCCTTTCTCATCGCTTGAGCGTTTGATATTTGGTCTTGGATAATACCAATTTGTGCTGCTGTAACACCTGCGATAACTGCTGTCTGAATAGCCCCAAGAATAGGGTTAGCTGCTATGAATGGGTTTGTCCAAAGTGCCGTAATCGCTTGAGCAGCGTTAGCGATGGATTGTACAAGTGAAAATTGAAGTGCGGAAATTCTACCTCTCTTCTCAATCTCTTTTCTTTTTTCTTCATACTCAGCTTGGATTTCAAGTCGTTTGTCGGCTGCTGTCTTTGAATCACCCACAACTTGTGTTAAGGCTTTTTGTTCAGCAACTTTAAGTGATTCCAAATCTGTTCTAACTCTTTCTTGAGTTACAGATGAAATCATATTTAAACTTGTGGAGAATTGTTGAAATACAGCTTCAAGAGTCTTTAATGTTTTTTCAGCTTCTGTTCTTTTGGATTTTTCAGTTTCATCAAAAACCTCTTTTTCTTTTTTCTTAAAAAGAATATATGCTTCTATAAAATTTTCTTCACTAACATATCTTAATTTATCATTCTTTTTAATCAACATTTCTTTGAACTTAGCAAGACCTCCCTCTTCTTTCAATACCTTGTCCCTAAAGTCTTTGTCTTCTTGCTCAGCTTGTGTCCTCAAACCTAAAAATTCTTTTCTTAAAGTTTCAAAGTTTTTAACAACTATTCCACCTAAGGATTTCCCTAAGTCCGTTGTGTTAGCTAAATCCTCGGCTAAGTTATCAAATTCAAGATTCAATGCAAGAACACCTTGTTCAGCCTTAACTGTAGCTCCCAATAATTTTTGGAATTCAGCAATGATTAAATCAACACCAGTTTGAATTTCCTTGGGGTCAATTATTTTTAAATCTAACTCACCTTTATCAGCGAATAATTTTATTGCATCTTGAACTGCTTTTATCTGACCTCTGATTTCTTCTACCTGTGTAGCAGGTAAACCTTTGAGTGCTTTTTGTGCTTCCAATGCAGCTAACTTTTGATTTAATAAATCTTCGGTAACTGGTTTAAATAAACCCTTTCTAATTTCCTGATATGTTTCATCAGCGTTCTTTTTTGCTAATACTGGGTCAAATTGTAACTTAACTATTTTTCTTGTAGTATCGTCAAGCTCTAATTTATATTCACCAGTAGCTGCCGCTAAATCTCCAAATATTTTTAGAACATTAAACCACTCTCCATACCCCGCATCGGTTGCATTGATATTTTCATCCCAAGCAACATTCAAATCTTTTAGCTGTCCAATTACTTGTTTGAATCCAGGTCTTGTTTCAATTAGTGTGTAGATATCTTTATAACCTTGTGTTACTGCAACTAAAGCGTCTCTTTGTTCTTGAGTAGTTACTGTAAAATCCTTTAATCCATCAGTCAAAATTTTATCAAATTTTTTGATGTCTTTTTCAGGTTGTGTAAATGCCTTTTCTAAGTTTGCTCTGAAAAGCAAGAAAAAGTTTCCAAAAGCATCAATTGTTGGGGGAATAACCTCATTAACTTGTTTATCAAAACTTGTTGTGAAATCAACCAATTCTTGAGCTGCCGCTATTCTTGCTTCCTTAACCTTTTTAATAGCTTCAATAACAGGTATATCAACTTTGATATTCTCTAATTTTTTGATTGTTTCCTCATAAGTCGCAAATGATTTCGTTAACAAATCTAATTGTTCTTTGAAACTGATAGATGATGTAACCCCTTTTTTGTAGGCTGCGTTTAATTCCTCTTGAGTTTTAGCTGCGTTTTGTTTTGCGGTAGTTAGTTTCTTTTCAGTTTCCACTTGAGTGGTAAGAGTTTGTTCAAGAGGTTTCAATTGTTTGTAAACCTCATCTGTTTGAATATAAACATCCCCCAATGATTTTCTCCATCTCTCGTTCTCCTCTGTTACTGCTTTAATCTTAGCTTGTTGATTCTTTAAACCTGTCTCAAAGTCAGCCAATACGCCTGCTGAAATTTGACCACCACTCTTTATCACATTACCCAATTTTTCATACCAAGTAACATTGTCCAAAATTGAACTCTGTTCAATCTCCAAAATCTTAATTGAGTTTTCAGCTATCTTTTGGGTGATTAACTTAGCCTGAGCTTCAAGTTCATACTGTTTGATTTTAAGTTTGATAAATTCAATACCCTGTTTGTTTAACTTGTTCTCTTTATCAATGAACGCATTGAAACCAGGATATTGTTTTACAAGTTTTTCAAATACTCTTGTGGCTGTGGTCGCTGCGTTAGCTGCCGCTGCTGAGGCGTATGTTGCGATGTTGGCCGCAACCGTTCTAACGGCAACAACTCCTTCAGCAGCCGACCTGGCAGCAAGTGCGATTGTGAGAACAGCTTGAGCCTTTGCGGCTGCTTCAGCTACGGCTTCTGATTCTGTTCCAAATAAGGCTATGGCAGCTTGTGCTCCCGCAAAAGAAGCTGTGATACCTTCCCCCACTTTGGCGAAGGCTCCAACTCTTTTTTCAAGGTCTTGTCCTTTAACTGATTCACCGAAATCTTCTAATACACTTTTTGCATTCTTAACATCTGTGGATAACCTCTTGAATCCTTCTGAACCAATGTTTAAACCTTTTAACTCTTCTTCAGCAGATTTAATTGCAGCTTCAAGCTCCTTGATGTTTGTGATGTTCTGTTTTACACCACCAATGGTGAGGGTAAGTGCGATATTTTTAGCCATACTGATAAATAGTTATTTCGGTTTTTATTAGCATTGATTTTCAGTTACCTGACCCAAGTTGTTAATACCAACAAATGTTGTCCCTGTGGTTGTCTGTCTGAAGAATGTACCCGTTGTTAAAGCACTTGTTCCAAGTGAGTCGTAGTAAACTGATGAACCATCTACAACAGGGTTTGTTGAACTGTATAAGTTAAATATCGTAGCAGCGTTAGCACATACCTCGGATTGATTTGTTGAAACAAAACCAGTGATTGAAAATGTTGCAGCAGTTGATGGATATGCTTCATTTGGTGTTACAGTATAACTCGGGGCTGGTGGAACAACTTTGTTATAAGGTGCAACAAGTTTGATTAGTGATACCTCAGTTGCCTTCCAATTCACAAGGTCAGCTTCATTAACTCTCTCAATATTGAAAAGGGAATCCTTTAAAAAGATTTTATTTGTTAAATTGATTTGTGATATCTGTATTGGTTCAAAGATGAATTTACCAGTAACCCTTCTCGTCTCAGGTGAATATAGATTGGTGAAGTAATCCCCATACCATAATTGGAATATGTTATTAGCGGTATATTGTTGGATTACATTATTCTCATCGTCATAGAAATCAGTTGTTTTATCAAAGTTCAAATCTGATACTAACTCAGCATCTTGTTTGTCTAATGAACTTAAATGGTTCACACATGGATAGGTATTCCAAGCAACTGGTGTTCCCCCACTTGTGATATACCAAGTTTTCTGTGTTGTCTTTGTTTCATCAGCATAGAAGTATCTATTTCCACACCAGAAGAATATATGGTTTTTATTTGAATATGGTATTTCCTTACCTGTTGCAACATCATACTTGTAGACCATTGGAATAACCAGGTTAGTTGACCCCGTCATCACATCAGATGGATAAGGTCTGAATGGGAATTCAAAGTCAACTGTCCCTGTTAAGATATCTGAAGTGGCAACGAACCTCTTCGTCCCAAAAGGT